CGCCACAGTTAGCGTGACGACATCACTGGTAAGTGATGCTTCGCTTACGGTGATGAAATCCATGATGGTCTACGGGCCGGTTCAGGCTCAGATGAGGTTCAGGACGTACGCGAGCCCTGCGACTGGGATTACACCGGCCGCGATGTATCCCCAGAGGCCGATAGTGGCCGACGCCGTGGCCGGGTTCTCGACACGGATACCGCCCGTACGCGAGCGGTCCTCGTAGACCTCAATGGCGGGACCGTAGACCAGCATCGCCTGATCCCCTGCGCCAAGATCATTGGTGACCACCAGGCTGAGCCCGAGCGGATTCATGGTAAGCGATGTCGCGCCCGCAGCGGTGCCTGCGGCGTTTGACGGTGCGAGGTACGGGAAGATCCGGTTCCCGCCGGAGTCCTTGGCCTGTCCGAACTTTGCCCAGACTGAGGTCGAGATCATGAGGTGGGTCGGTAGGACACCAGTGCCGTTTCGCATTTCTGCGGACCCGTCGTAGAGCGCGGCAATGACTTCGTCGCCGTCGGTCGGATCGGTGATCAGCGTTTGAGCACTGGTTGAAGCGGCGGCGACGACGCCACCGACGTAATCTTCAGTTTGGATCGAGTATTGCTGGACCATGTCGTTGATGATCTGCTGGATCAAGGCAGGCTCGGACCAGTCGCCGGACTGCGCGGACACGTTGAGGTAGCCGCCCTTGGTGATTTTCGTGAACAGGAGTTTGCTGACCTCAAACTGCTGCGAAGCGAGGTTGTCGAACTCGGCGGCCTGCGTAGCGACAGCGGTGTGCTGGCTGATGTACCGACGATTGAACGTTTCGCCCGCCTGGGGGAGTGCCCGAGTGCCGACGGCGTCAATGATTGGACGGCCGGAAAACTGGGTGTTCCACACCTCACCGATAAGCGGCTCAGGGAGAAGGCCGGGGATCTGCGCCAGTTCGTTGTCAGCGGCAAGAACCGACCGGTCACCGCGAAGCATTGCAACGACGTACTCGGATGCCGTGATACGCGGCTTGGTGAGGGCGGCACCAAGAAAGATCGGTGCGGACTGAATAGGGGCTTGGGCCTCAACATCGGCCATTTGGTCCTCCTCAGAGGTCTCAGACGACGTTCTGTCGTCGTCGGTTGGTACGTCGACGGAATCGTCGGCGAGTTCTGCGGCCACATCGGTAATAGCGGCAGCGGAGAAAGCAGGGAACGGGGTCATAGACAGTTCACGCCAATCAGCAGCGGAAACCACGAGCACCCCATCATCGAACGTGAATTCTCGGGCAATGATGCCGACGGACACGCCGTCGATCACGCCATCGAGTGCGAGGGTGAGCGCCTCATTACCGGCCACAGTGTCAGAGATACGGGCACTGAACAACATGGCGGTTTCCGTGTCTACCCGTTCGGTAACCAGCCCCACAGGCAGGGTGGAATCGTGATGCATTAGAAGTTTCGGGGCGGGCCCGTCGGTCGGAAGACTGCCAGGGAGAAACCGCACGGGGCCAGTGGAAGCGTTTGCGTCGACGTTGTACGGAACGGCCACACCCTGAATCGTGCGGCTCGGTCCAGTGGGGCCGGTGTCGGCCAACACTTGGAAAGTTTGCGAGAGTTCGATTTTCATACGGAAACCCCGTTTCTGTCAGGGACCATTTCAGCGGCCGGCACTTTCCACTGTTCCGAGTTCAGCCGGACCAGACGGCCGCGAGGGGTCACGTCGTCACGGGAGAGCGTTTGCTCGATGCACTCGATGAGCGGCAACGCGCCGAGGTCATAAAGGTCCTCTTTGGCTTGCAAAGCGTTCTGGTACGTCATCGAACTTCCGCTATCGGCGTTGACCAGATACGACGGCACCGACATAAGGCGGGCGAGTTCGACGGCTTGATGCTGCCGCCCTTCGACAAGTTGCATGACGCTGGGATTGAGGCCGGATTCGTTCCACTGCACGAATTCGTTAAGGGCGGCGACCGAGTTCAGTTCACGGGCCGCGGCCCAGCCTTCAGCGAGTTCGCCGAGTTCGCTAGTAGAGAGCGGTTCCCCGCCGGTCTGGGACAGCCAACCGAAAGCGATGGGGGACGACGCGAACCGTTCAGCGGCAAGGTCGAGGCGTTGGGCGGTGCAGATCGCCCGGGTGCCGCAACCCAGCACCGGCTGGTGTGGTGCCCAGAAACAAACGACGTCACGGATCGGGAGATCGGCCCCCTGAAACCGGATCGCTTCAATGGCGGTAACGGGGGCGTTGCCCGCAAACATTGAGGCTTGCACGTTGACGTATTCGGACGGCAACCATTGGAACGAAGCAGGAAACCCGGTTGCGGAGCGGCTAGTCACCAGGGCGAACGCCCGCCCGTAAAAGATCAGATCGTCGGTAATCCATGAAAGCCAGTGAACTCGGGTGGTGCGCGGGTCGGGGCGGAACATCCACGTTTCCGGCGGAAGCGGGATTTCTTCCATGTCCTCACCGGACCACTGGGTGCCGTACTGCTCGATGGGGCACGACGACACCACAGACACCAGAAGGTCACGGGCTCGGCTAATCGTCGGAAGGGCCATAGCGCGTTCACGCCCGCCCCCGACGGCCGACGTGAACGCGCTCAGGCCGCCAGCCGCAACGTGTGCCGTGCTACAGGTGGCGGCCACGGGTACCTCAACGTCAGCCGAGAGGTGGCGGCGGCGGAGCAAACCCATAAAGCGCAGTCTGACAGATCAGTTACCGCGTGTTGCACTGTGATAAGAGATAGTTTTAGCGGCCTGACGCCGCGAATTGGGGCTTAGCGGTGTAGCGCGGTTTGCTTGCAAGGGCCGCGGCGAACACCACCAGTCTCGCAAGTTCGATTGGCCCCGGCGATTTCTGGCTAGACAGCGTGGGCCCGCTTGAGATGTTGACAGCCACGGTGCGGGCCATTTGCTCCGTGAGCGGTAGATCGATGCCATGCGATAACCGGCCTTCCACAATCATCGCCTTTACTAGCGCCGTCCATTTCCCGATTTCGATTTGCCCTACCGTGGTGGAACGGCGGGCCAAAGCCGGAGGGGTGTGGATTTGTAGCCCGGGGGTGACGGCTAGAACGCACTGGGGTGCGGCTTTCATGATCGACGTGGCGGCGGCCCACATATCGGCGGCGTTCGTCGCAGTGAATGCCGTTTGGACGTGAATGCCGTCAGCGGTCACGGTGGCGGTTACCCCGGCGTACCGGAGGCCGTCCGTTGACGTATCGACGGCCAGCACGGCCGGTAGTCCGGTCGGCAGGTGTTCGGTTTGGCAGGCATCCCACAAACCGTGTTCTAGCCATGCTCGATCCGTGGACACCCACATGTTCAGGGCGGCACGTAGGAACGCGCCCCGGTTAGGTGCTTGTGATTCTTGCTCAAGTACGTCCAGCGTGAGGGTGTGCCCTATGGCCGGGTTTGCTAGGGGCCACAACGACGAGTCGGCGGGGTCGGCGTCGGACGGCACGCTGTACTCGGCCATATACAGCGGGCTAGGACAGCCGGCGTTTATGGCACGTAACCCCTGCTCCCTGTACCGCAGTAACAGTTCCGACGCCTCAGTACCGGCCGTGGACCACATCGTGCACAACGGGTTTCGCCTGGCACGTTGAGCAGGGATCAAACCTTGGTCGATCACGTCACCCGAAATGTCCCATGTTTCGTCGGCGCAAATCAGATCGGGGGAACGCCCGTGACCAGCAGACGGTGTCGCCGCTCGCACCAACCACACGGAACCGTCAGGCATCGTCAATTCGTTCCGGCCAAAACTCCATTTAGCGTCCGCCCCGAACTGTGCTTCCAAACGTGGGGCCAACGTCTGATAGAGCGCCACGGCAAGGTCCAAGGTGTGCGCCGTCGAGATAACCATTTGGGGGCCACCACGGAGCGCTGGGGCTCGCACCAACCACCACAGAATGAGGGCCGCCTGAGCGGTGGACTTGCCGTTCTGGCGGGCTACTTGAACCGTACTCAACCGGTGCAATGGGAAACCTGCCACGTCAGCGCCAGTCATGCCCCCCAAAACGTGAACCTGCCACGGCATCAACGTCTGGCCGGTCACCTGGTGCCACAGAGCAGCAATGTCAGCGCCGGAATCTATAACCCCCCGGCGGGGTGTTTCCAATCTCGGCAAGATCAGATCAGAAC